GGATAGACGGCGCCGCCGCTGGCCTTGCCGCCGCCGAAGTTGAAAATGCTGCCCCAGTTGATGCCGCTGAAAATGCCGGATATGGCATTGCCCAGGGGTTCGGTTACGCTCTTGCGGATGATGATCCGGGCGATGTCCTTCTCGATGCCCTTCAGCACCTCGCTGAAGCTTTTGCCGCCGATGACCGCGTCCTCGAACGCCGACGAGAAGGTGAGGCCCAGTTCATCGGCGATGGACTTCTGCTCGCGCAGGGTTTCATTCACCTTGCCCAGTCCGTCGATCTGCTCGTTGATCGCATAGGTGGCTTCGGTGGCCTGCTCCTTGGTGAGCAACCCCGCCTCCTGAAGCTGGGCGATCTCGTCCAGCTTGCGGCGGTACTTTTCAACCGGGTCGATGAGGTCGATATATTGCTCGCGCAGGGCGCGCAGCCGCTGCTCAGCTTCGCCTTCCGCGTCGAACGCCGGGCCGTCGATCATCCGGAACTGCTCATTGGCGGCTTCCACAGACTCCCGCACCAGGGCGTCGAATGCGTTTAGTTCCGCCTCGAAGGCGGGCAAATCAAAAAGCTGGTAATCGCGCAGCGCGTCGGCCTTACTTTTTGTGGTAAGCGGGTTTTCCTTTGGCTTTGCGGTTTTTCCGTCTGGCGTCAGGCTGATCTTTGGGCGGTCTGGCGGGGTGGGCTGCTTGTAATTTCCGGTGCCAAATTTGTCATTGAGCGCCAGCGCTTCAGCCTGCTGGATTTCCTCCAGTGCGGTTTTGATCCGCTTCAGTTCGTCCAGTTTGGCTTTAGCGCTATCGGAAAAAGCCGTGCCCGGCGTGAGATTGGCCACCTCGCGTTCCGCTTGCGCAATTTCCTTGCGCACCGTGGCCAGCTCGCGGCCGATGGTGCCGTTTGGATTGATGCCTTTGGCCAGCAAATTGAAAAAACCGAATTGGCCGGACAAAGCCGCACCCTGATTGAGTTTTTCCAACACCGCGTTCAGGGAGGGAAGCAACTGATTGGCCAGGGTTGTACCCACGCCGGTAGCCTGGGCTTTCATGCGACTCAACGCATCATTGAACTTGTCGGCCTGCTCCGCCATCTGCTGGGTAATGGGGTTGAGCCGCTTGCCCTCCTCCACGATGGCGCGCAAACCATCGCCGCCTTCTGCCAATGCGGGGGCCAGCTCGCCCCATGTCTTGCCGATGATCTGGCTCATGGCGTTGGCCTTGTCGCCCTCGGTCTTGAAGCGGCCGAAGGCGTCGGCGAGCTGGTAGAACGCCTCCATGGGGTCGGTGGCGGTGATGCCCAGATCGCGCAGGACGGTCTGGGCGGATTTGCTGCCGGCGGCGGCCTCGCCCAGGGTCTTGTTGAGCTTGGCGACGCCGCCGCCCAGCATCTCCATGGTGGTGCCGGATTTGTCCACCACGAGCTGGAGGCCGGCTAGGTTTTCCACGGCAATGCCGGTTTTCTTCGACAGGTCGTTCAGGTTGTCGGCGGCATCGATGCTGGATTTGATCCAGGCCGCCCAGGCGCCGACGCCCAGGGCGCCCACCATGGCGGTGGCGGCGGCGCCCGCCTTGGCGAACGCCGCCTGCATGCGCTGGCTTTCCTTTTCCGCCTGGTGAGCCATCTTGCCCAGGTCGCGCTCGATGTTGGCAAGGCGGGCATTGAGGTCGATGGTGAGACTGGCGAAGGCCATGTCTACTCCTTCTGGCGCTGGCGCTCTCGAATGGCGGCGAGTTGGCGCACGAGTTTTTCCGGATCGGCGATGCCGAGCATTTCGGTAATGAGCGGCAGCGCTGCCCAGTCCAGGCTGGCATCCATGAGATTCCAGGCCCGTACGGCGAGCCGTATGTCGTCGGATTGATCTGGCCGGAGGCTTTCAGGCAGTTGGCTGGCCTCCAGCCAGGCAATCAGTTTTTTTCCGCGTCCTCCAGACTGGCGCGGCGTCGATCCATGGCTTCGGTCAGTTGTTTGAACAGCGGCTCCACCGCGTCCGTGTGATCGCCCAGCCATTCGCGGAACAGGTCGCCATCGAACACCGCCGGGCTGGGATCGCCACCCGGCACCAGGTCCAGTGCGGTCAGATCCCAACCCACCGTGAACCGGCCGACGATGCGGCGATAGGTGAGGCGTTGACCGCCCAGCGTTTCGGCGAAGTCCTGCAATTCCCCGTCGGTTGGAATGCGCAGGGTGAAGCGGTGCCCGAGGGCGTCGGCCTGGATCTCGCGGGCCCGGCGCATTTTGGCGATCAGCGTTTCGGCGTCCATGGCTTAAGCGCTGTAGTAGGTGGGGAAACCGTTGGAGGTGATCACGGACTTGCAAGTGATCAGCCCCTGTGCCTGCCCGCCCGGGGCGTTGTTGAAGCCGACGTAGCCGGCGAAAACCATGATGGTGCTGGTGCCGAAGGTGAACTTGAACGCCCGCACGGCCTGGGCCTCGCTGGCCGATTTCATGGCCGCCTGTCCCGTGTCGGTCGGATCCCAGATGTGATCCATGTCGTAGGAACTCGCGCTGGGCAGACCGGGGATCTGGCTGCGGGCGTTGCCGTGGATGGTGGTGGTGTCGATGAAATCGAAACCGCCGTCGTTGCTGTTCAGAGTCGTGGCCGACGAGATCGTGGTGCCGAAGGTGATCTTCTTGGCCGTGCCGCTGCTGAAGGTATCGTAGGCGCTGGTATCGATGCCGGTTCCGCCGCTCACATCCTCCAGTTGGAAACTGTCGGTGGCCTGGTTGCAGACCCGGAACACGCGGCCGTTGAGCTGATACATGCCCTGGATTTCCAAATAGATAAAATCGCCGTTGGCGTAGCCGTGAGCCGTGCTGCTCACCACGCCGGGGGCGGCCTTGGTGATGCCGGAAATGGTTTTTGCGGCGGCCAGCGCGGACTGCATGGCCACGGCCACGTTGCTCCATTTGCGGGGGGTTGCCATGGTGTGTTCCTTTCAAAAAAAAACCCCGCCGAAGCGGGGTGGGTGGATGGCCGGCTGGCCGTGTCAGGTGATCAACAGTTCGTAGTCCAGGGTGGCCGCCAGACGGCCGGTGGCGGCGTCGATTTCGGCGCCCCTGCCGCGATAGACGTGGCCGGCCGCGCGCATGGCGGCCTCAACCGCATCCGCGACTTCTTCGGCCTGGACCCGGGTTTCAGCCCAGCAAGCCACGGCCATGCCCACTTCGGTGCCCGGCACGCTGCCGTGAATGGTGGCGATGGGGGCGGTGGCGACGCGCTCATAGCCGATATAGGGCGGATCCTTTTCTTCCGGGATCAAATCGGGGTAGATGCGCGTGCCAACCAGGGCGGTGACGCCGGCATTGCCGCTCAGCAGGGCATAGAGTTGGGTTTCCGCGCTCATGGCTCAGGCATAAAAAAACCCGCCGAAGCGGGTGGGTTTGGGACGGCAGGCCGGGTCATTTGCGGGCGTTGGCCTTATCGATCCGCGTTTTGAGTCTGGCCTTGAAGATCTCGATGGCGCGCCCGGTGTTGGCGTTGAAGGCCGGGCCCATGAAAGGCTGGCGGGGCTTGCCTTGCGTGACGAACTCCAGGAACCGCCAGTAGAACGGGTCGAACGGGTTGCGGGCGCTGGCTTTGCCGCCCAGGCCCTTGCGCTTGCTCACGGAAACGAAGACGCCGATCTCGCCGTTCTGGCCGTTGAAGACCTTGGAGGACTTGATCTGGATGCTTTTGCGCAACGTGCCGGGCAGGCGGTAAGGGTGGGGCTGCTTCAGGACCGGCGCATTGGCCACGGCGGAGCGCTGGATGGGCTTGGCGGCATCGCGCAAAGCGGCGCGGACCACCTTGCGGCGCAGGTCCGCCGCCAGTTCCTTGATGGCGCGGTTGAGGTCGTCCAGGCCGTGGATGCGTTGGCTGTCAGCCATCGAGCAGCCCCTTGGCGCATTGCAGGTTCATGCCCACACCGTCCGCATCCGGGATGATGGCGTGGATGGCGTAGACGACGGACCCGTGCAGCACGCGCCAGTCCGCTTGCACGGCAGGATTGTTGCGCATGAGGATGCGGGCGGTGACTTCGCTTTGCGCCTGCTGGGCGGCGATGAGGGCTCGGCCCGACAGGGCTTCCACCCGGGCGGCCCAGAGGCCGTCGGCGGCGGCGCTGGACTGCTTGGTCCAGGTGATCACCTCGCCGCCCATGGCGTCGCGGCTGACGCTCTTGGCTTGCAGTTCGACGCGGTGGATGAGGCGGCCGGCGGAAAGCATCAGCCGGCCCTCGGGATGCGGTAGGGGTCCAGCAGGCCGGCGGTGAATCGGCCTGGCATCTCCGCCACGCTGA